CACCATTAGCGAGGGCGCGCCTGCTTTGGAAATTAAAGTCAAGCCCGCGCTTGGTGGCGTAGTGGCCACGGTGGCGGGCGGGGAGTTGATACACAGCGAGCCTTCCGTGCGCCCTGTTTCACCTGCCAAGACAAAAACCAAATCGCCCGCCAAACCCAAAAAGAAAAAGTGAACCTTAACGACTACCAACAGCTTGCCTCGCGCACGCTCCCCCCGCCCGGTGTGAACCACTGGTTTCAAGGAATTATTTTTGACGCAGACGAACTCAGTTACGAGCAAACACGCGCCAAGCTTAACGAACACGCCCAACGCATCGACCTTGTACACGCCATTGACGGCATCTGCGGCGAGGCTGGCGAACTAATCAACCCCAAAAAGCGCGCTATGTTCTACGGCAAGCCGCTTGGCGAAAAAGAGATTGCCAACCTCAAGGAGGAAGCTGGCGATCTCATGTGGTACATTGCCGGACCTTTGTGCCGTGCGCTTGGCTGCACCCTGGAGGAAATCTGTGCCGCCAACGTGGCCAAGCTGCAACTTCGGTACCCGGACAAGTATTCCGACGAAGCAGCCATCGCCCGCAACGACAAAGCCAGCGACGAAGAATAACATGAGCAACCAAGCAACAGGCAGGCACGAACCTGTCACCAATGCCACGTATGGCCACAAACAAGGCGCACGGCAGAACGGACCACATACAGAATCCAAATGGGCGCAGCACTTGCTCGGCACCGCTGAAACCGCTGGCCAACGCAAGCGCAGGATAACCCTCGCACGCCAACGCCAGTACGAAATTGAACTGGCCAAACCAAAGTTCAGCAACGCCAAGACAGTCCAAGCAACGCCAAAACAACTCAAAACTTTTAAAGCTTTCAAAGCTGCAAAAGCTTTGATTTCTTAACATGAACGCCAGCACACACCAAATCCAAACAAACTTCCCCGTTCTAGATCACGGGTTCGTGCGTTACGTTGACCACATGGGCACCGATGCGCGCATTTTGGAAGCCGCCCGCGTCTCCTACAAGTCGCAGGGTAAGGGCGAGGAAGCTGACAAGAAGCTGCTCTCGTACCTGTTCCGCAACAAGCACACTTCGCCTTTTGAAATGTGCAAGGTTACATTCAATATCAAGATGCCAATCTTTGTGATGCGGCAATTCATTCGCCACCGTATGCAAAATGTTAATGAAGTGTCAGCACGTTACACCGAGCTTCCAAACGAGTTCTACATTCCAACCAAGTGGCGTTTGCAGGACACCAAGAACAAGCAAAGTTCTATCCACAATGGCGAATGGGACAAGCCGGTTGAAGAGTGTGGCGGGGCAACACAGCACGAGCTGTTTTCTGCCTTCCTTGAACGGCACTGTCAGGCCACTTACACAGCATATGAAACGATGCTAGCTGAAGGCGTTGCCCGTGAAATGGCCCGCATGGTTCTCCCTGTAAACATCTACACGGAGATATACACCACTTGGGATCTCAACAACCTGCTCAAATTCTTTTTCCTGCGCGATGACCCTCATGCCCAATGGGAGCACCAGCAGTTCGCACTCGCTATGAAACAAATCACAGCACAACTCTTTCCATGGACAATGGAGATTTATGAAAACACTCGAAACACCAACGGATCAAACACACCTGCTTAACTACGGCTTCGACAGCCCATTTGGATCAGTCACAAGAATACACGTTCAATTCAACAAACAAACCGGAGAAGTTGAAAGCCTAAAAGCATCAGGAAATAGAGACGAAGATATGTTCGCAGATGTTACCGATCGTCTAAGACCTGCACAAATAGCCACGCTCAAAAACTCAGCTCGCCAACGTTACAAAGAACAATATGGATACCTCCCCGAAAACCAACCCGCCAACGCCTAACCCCGGCGTCATTGAGGAGCGCGTTGTTGCTGAAATCCGTGCCCGCCGCGAACGCGGTGTTGCCAAGTACGGCGTTGGCATGGAACGCAGCGACCTGAGTGTTCTTCAATGGTTGCAGCACGCCAAAGAAGAAGCCTTGGACCTCGCTATCTACCTCGAAAAGCTAATTGTGGAAATTGAAGCCAGTTCTCCACCGAGGGAAAAATAATGCCACTCCAATTCACAACCACTGACAAGGCCAGCGTTGGGCATGGTATAAAGATGCTCGTGTATTCACCAGCCGGACACGGCAAGACGGTGCTTGGCTCCACCATGCCCGACCCAATCTTCCTCAGCGCCGAGGCTGGCTTGCTGTCCATTCGCCACAAAAAGATCCCGGTAATTGTGATCAAAACTTACTCGGACCTTTTGGAAGCTTACACATGGATCACAACCAGCCCTCACGCAGCCGGTTTCCAAAGCCTTGTACTTGATTCGGTCTCGGAAATTGCCGAGGTCATCTTAAACAATGCCAAGGCGACGGCCAAAGACCCGCGTCAGGCTTACGGTTTAATGAACGATCAGGTGACACAACTGATCCGAAATTTCCGTGACATCTACGGCAAGCACGTCCTGTTCACTGCCAAGCAGGACAAGGAAAAGGACGAGGCAACCGGCTTTCTCCTGTACGGTCCGGGGATGCCCGGCAAACAGCTAACACAAGGCATTGACCACTTCTTCGACGAAGTGTTTTATCTTGGGATTGGGGAACTCCCCGACAAGTCCACATATCGCTTTCTCAGAACACGGCCAAACAACCAATACAGAGCGAAGGATCGTTCCAACGCTTTGGACGAGTTCGAAGAACCAGACCTAACCAAAGTCATCAACAAAATCGTCAGCAAAAACTAAATACACATCATGGCACAGATTCAATTCGATGCTTCGCAAGTCGCACCCCAACAACCCATCGAGGCTCTGCCCGCTGGCTGGTATAAAGCCGCTCTCACAACGAGCGACATGGAACCAACCAACGACGGCACGGGCATGATGCTGAAATGTGAATACAGCATTCTTGAAGGCGCGTTCAAAGGCCGCAAAATCTTTGACCGCCTCAACCTCCAGAACAAGAACCCGCAAGCTGTGGAAATCGCGCAGCAAGCCCTCTCCGCGTTGTGTCACGCCACCGGCGTCATTCGCATCACGGACTCGGTGCAGCTCCACAACATCCCGTTCTTCATCAAAATTAAAGTTGATGCAAAGCGCACCGAGGACTCGCTCAAGAACCAAATCAATCCGGCAACTCAGAAGCCTTACAACGAAGGCGACCCCGGAACGAAAACGTACGAAGCGCAGAACCGCGTGAACGGGTATAAGAATATCAACGACGTGCCAGCCGGTTACACCGGAGGCGGCACCGCTGCCCCGGCTGGTGCCAACAAGAAAGCGCCAACCGCTGCGCCCGCCGCTGCTCCGGCTGCGTCCGCTCCTGCCACTACGTCCAACGCGGTGCCGCCGTTCATGCAACAGCAAGCCGCCGCGCCCGCTGCGCAAACGGCCGAAGCACCAGCCAAGCCCAAAGGCCCGAAAGGTCCAAAGGCCAAAGCAGCGCCCGCCGCGGAGGAACCAAAGTTCTACGTTTATTTCTCGGACACCAACATGCCCGTGAAAACCAAGACGCAGATCCTTGCCGACCTGAAGGCAGGTATGCCGCCTGACACGCAGATCCTTCCGGAAGCCGAAATCAAATCGGACGATCCAAAATGGGTTGACGCTTCCACGCTCAACACGCCAGCGCCCGTCTCCAATGCCGCCGCTCCTGTTACGGGCGCGGCCGACGAGACCCCGCCTTGGGAACGCCAGTAATCAAAACCCAACTACCTTCCTCCGCAAGGGGGAGGGTTAGATGTGCCCCGTTGGTCCCGTGCAAAACAAGGTTGGTTCAAACCCATGTTTGTTTCGGGGGTGAGCCGACGGGGCACTTTTAACCTTCCACACATGCACTTTTACGATACAAAACTTGGCCGTTTTTATTTAGGCGAATGCCTTGAAACAATGGCATCTTTCCCGGATGGAATTTTTGATATGATTCTTTGTGATCTTCCTTATGGAACAACGGCGTGCAAGTGGGACGCAATTATACCATTCGAAGCATTGTGGAAACAATACAAGCGATTAGCTAAAACAAATGCGGCCATTGTCTTAACAGCAAGTCAGCCGTTCACGTCCGCTCTATTAATGTCTAACGTTAACTTGTATTCACATTGTTGGTACTGGAAAAAGCGCCCTGTCAATTTTCTAAACGCAAAAAAACAACCAATGCGAAACATAGAAGACATTTTAGTTTTTGGAAAAAATGTTACGTACAACCCGCAGGGACTTGTAGCGAATAAAAAAATAAACAAACGATCAAATTCAACCGAAACTAACGGAGTTCATGGGAAAGAGAATGTTAGCGAATTTACCAACTACCCGCATCAAGTTTTGGAAATAATGAACGGAGAACGAGGCATTCATCCAACGCAAAAGCCAGTCGCCTTGTTTGAGTATTTGATAAAAACATACACAAATGAAAACGCTCTTGTTTTGGACAACTGCGCGGGTTCGGGAACAACCGCTGTCGCGTGTGAAAACTTAAAACGCCGTTGGGTTTGTATTGAGCAGGAAAAAGAATACTTCGTCAAAGCCGTTGCACGGCTTAAATAACATGCGCCTAGCCACAAAAACACTCGCAGCGATAAACGCCTATTATGAACAGTCGGCCAAACAGGAGTTTCGCCGCCACCTTGGCGCGTCGGTGATTGGCAGGCCATGCACGCGGGCAATCTGGTACGCTTGGCGCTGGACCAAGGTTGAAAAGTTTGAAGGGCGTATGCTGCGCCTGTTTGAACGCGGGCAAATGGAGGAGGATCGGTTTATCAAATACCTCCGCGCCATTGGCTGTGAAGTGTGGCCATTCAAAGACGAGGCCACCAAGAAGCAATGGAAGGTTACGGGTGTCGACGGGCACTTCGGCGGAAGCCTTGACGGTGTTGGTCGCGGCCTGCCTGACCTGCCTCCGGACATGCCGTTCTTGATTGAGTGCAAGACGCACAACAACAAATCATTTGAGAAGCTAAAGGAGGACGGCCTTCAGAAAGCCAAGTGGGAGCATTTTGTTCAGTGCCAGACCTATGCCAGCAAAATGAAATTACCCGCCTGCCTGTACATGGCAGTGAACAAAGACACCGATGAACTGCTTTGCATTTTGGTCATGCCCGACATTGAGCAGGCGCAGCGCACCGAGGACAGGGCACGCCTAATCATTTACGCACATGAAGCGCCTCCGCGCATCAACAAGTCTCCGGGGTATTGGGTTTGCAAGTTCTGCCATTTCGCAAAGATCTGCCACAACAAGCAGACGCAGGACATTGCGCGGAATTGCCGTACATGCGAGCACAGCGTGCCATTGCAAGACGGAAGCGGTGATTGGGGATGTCTTTACGATAGCCGCAAATTAAATGAGGCTGCACAGCTTGCGGCTTGTGAAAATTACACTCTTAAACAAGGCTTGTTCTCCGAGCCATGAGGACGTTCAACGTTTACCTTTTTGAATACAAAACTTGGCCAGCCGGAACCATGCAAGCCGATGTTTTCGCCGAGCCCGAACAAAGCAAAGACCACCGCTTCAAATTTCTTTTTAGTTGCCGCGAAGACTGGCTTCCCAAGACCAAGGAAGAACTGATTCGCGCCTGCAATTACCACAAGCAAACGCTGCCCGCAAATTTCGATTGGTACGGTTATGTCCCATTCTAAGATTCAACTTCGCTACTATCAGGAAGAGGCTGTGCAAGCGCCTTTTGATTACTTCCGCACGCACAAGGGCAACCCAATCGTTGCCATGCCAACCGGCACGGGGAAGAGCGTTGTCATTGGAGAAACAATCCGCCGGGTGTTTACCGGCTACACAGGCCAGCGCATTTTGAAGGTCACGCACCGCAAGGAGCTCATTGAGCAGAACTATCAAAAGCTTCTTAACCTGTGGCCAACGGCACCGGCTGGCATCTACAGCGCAGGGCTTGGCCGTAAGGAGATCCGCCCCATTACTTACGCAGGCATTGGAAGCATTGCCAAAAAGGCCGCGGAGTTGGGCAAAATCAACTTGGTGTTTGTGGACGAGTGCCACACGATCGGGCCAAAGGATGACACCAACTACGGCAATCTTTTTGCTGACCTGCGCGCCATCAACCCGCTGATGAAGATTATTGGTTACACTGCCACGCCGTTCCGGTTGGGGCAGGGCAGGCTCACCGATGCCAGCTTGGACAAGGAGGGGAATATCAAGATGCCCTTGTTCAATCACATTTGTTACGACCTCACCAACATGGAGGCGTTCAACCGGCTGGTTGCGGAAGGCTACCTTGCCCGGCTGGTGCCCCGCCGCACGTATTCAGAAATTGATGTTAGTGCTGTCCACATTGTTGGCGGGGAGTTTGACCAAAGCGAACTTCAGGCCGCGACGGACAAGGACGCCGTTACGAAGAAAGCCTGTGATGAAATCTGTTACTTCGGGGCGGACCGGCGTTCTTGGCTTATCTTTGCCACCGGCATCAAGCACGCGGG